GGTCTTTATACTTCTAATTTTTAGTCCACGACCTGAGTCAGGATTGACGGACCTAATTTTCATTCCCCCCTTCGTTACAGTCTCAGGTGCTTTGCGTGTTGTCATATTGACATTCTTTTGTTTACGCATTACATCATCCACTGCTGCAGCTTGCCCTTGTTCATAAAAGAACTTTGCAAACTTGTCAGGGTTCATTGCAATAGATAAAGCTCTGTGATATCCTGCCGCATCCTTAATCAAACCATTCTCATCCAAATACTTATTAATAAAGTTCATTGGAGTAGACTGTGCTTTTTTTAATTCAGCTAAATCACCGGGAGCGTAAGTAACATTTTTATCGTCTAACTTGAACTCAAAACCTTTGAACTCATCTGTAAAAACTTCATCTGTTTTTTTATGGAACCATTCCGTCTTACGTTTGTTCTCCTCTTGATATGACTTTGCATTATCTATATACTGCTTATACTCTTCTAGTTGCTTCTTCGCTTCTTCAGACACTCCAACCGTACTTGACTCAAGAGGTTGTTTATATATCTCCTTCTGCTCAGTAAAAAACTTTCGAGCTTTAGCAATTTCTTTTTTCTTTGTTAGTCTTTGTTTTCTTACAAACTTTTCTTCGTCTAAGTCTTCATCATATGAAAACTCATCTATCATATCTTTTACATCATCACCATCTAAACCTTCCTCTGTTGTAAGATAATACTCTGCTAACAGTTTGTCGTCTTCCATAGAATCAAAGTCTTGTTGTAACTTAACATAATCATCTATACCACGACCTGTATCTTTTTTGTACTTAAAGTAAGCGGCTACATCTTCAGGTAATTCTTCTGATGCCTCTCGCTCTTCCATCAACTCATCAAATGAATTGATTTTCTTTCCGTACTTAGTTTCAATATATGAAAGAACGTCATCATCCGTCAAAGGCGAAGCTTCCTGTGGTTCTTCTTTTACTTCATCTGCTGAAGTGGTTTCATCTGTAGTAGCCTCCACATTGGTTACTTCCTCTTTTTCTGTTGAGTCTTCAAATTGTTCTTCGTGCTTTTCAAGTAATTCTTTCTCTACTTCTTGCACGCTTTTACTTTCGACTTCGTCTAATGATTTTACTTTTATTTCCATTTAATTTGATTTTGTTACAAAGTTACACAAAATTTTTACATTATTTCAAGCTACCTTGGAGAGAACTCTGCTAAGTCAAATCCATCTAAACTATCTTCATTAGATTCAAAGATAGGTGGCTTTCCTCCTTGCATCTTTTGCATAGGGGGTACAGGCTTATCGTCTGCTGAAAATTCTTGAGGAGGCAAGTTGTTCTTTCGTTGATTAATTAATTTAGATTGTTGATTGTTTTGCTGTGTAATTCTATCTGATTTAGCTTTCTCTCTTTCATTTTCTCTAGTTTGTAAAGCATTCTCACTAATATCTCTTAGTTGTTGATTATAAGCAAACTCTTCAGCCATCAATTCACTTTTTAATTTAGCTTCTGCCTGCATCTTCTCTATTTCAAAAGCTATCTCAGCTTGTTTAATCTGCATCTTAGATTGGGTCTCAGCTTGTATTTTTTGTTGAGCAGCTTGAGCAGCAACCTGTTGAGATTGTATTTGAGCTTGTGCTTGCATTGCTTGCTGTTGCATCTTCATCTTTTCTTCTCTTTCCTGCTTTTGTTTTCTTTTCAACTTTAAAAGTTGATTAGCAAGTTTCAAGTTTTTAAGTTCTCGAATATCAATTGCGTCTTCAAGGTTGATGTCATTCTTCGATAAAGCCATCTGAATATTTTGCTCAAGCATAGCTTGCTCTTCTTCGTCAGGACTAACCTCTATAAAAATACCAAAGTCATATATATATAAGTCTTTGATTTCATTTAAGATAGATACGTTATACTTTCCTACTTGGTTTGTAAACTCTTCAGCAAAATCAGAATACTCAAGAATATCCGCTACTCTATATGTAAGACCTTCAGCTAAAGTTTTATAAATATATAAGCTACTATCTAGAATATGTCTTGTTGCAGTATTGCTATTTAATGCTGCTAACTTTTGAACACCTACTAATGCGTCAGGATTTGGTGTAGAACCATCTCTTGCTTCGTTAAGTCCGGTCACATCTCTAATCATATTCAAGTAATGATTGTAGTTGTTAACTAACATCTGCAACTTAGACGCACCTGAATTACTATTTAATTCTTGAATAGGAACTCTTGCTTGGTTGAACTCACCATCTTGTGTATAACTTCTTCCAATTACACTACCTGTTTGAAAATACAATCTTAATGCATCTTCAGGATTGTAAGCATTACCTGTGCCAAGGTCTACCTCACTTAACCCATCAGCATCTATGAATACACCATCAGGTACAACCTTAGATAATACCTGCTGTATTTTTAAATGAGTGATTTGGATTAAGTCAGCAAAGGGAATCATTCTTCTTACCAAAGATTCAATAGCTCCTTTGTACATTCTTGGTGCTACTGCTACATAGTTAGGAAGTGCGTGTTGAGTAGCAGACTTTGGTCGTACCATATTTTCAGCCATCTCCCACTTCAATAATATATTAGTACCCATTACCATTATACCATCATACCATACATCAATAGTTTTTTCTATCTTTTCAAAGTTATTTTCTTCCATCATTTCTTCAGGTGGATTAAAGCTATCATCCTTTTCAATAACTCTTTCTCCTCCACCATCTAGCTTTTTCTTTTTATAAACTATCTTCTTTGTGGTTTTATAGTTAAAGTATAATAGGGTACACGTATCTCTATAGAATAAACTGTTCTCATAAAACTGAGCGACATTATAATAGTTATACCAATTCTGACTGTACTGACTAATCTTTTCTAAATCTTCTCTCGTTAAGTCTTGGTCAATCTTCATTAACTCTGTTATAGGAACAGTTTTTATTTCACCCCAATAGAAACAATCTTTAAAGTGTGGGTCTTCAGTATAACTATAAACAACATTAGCAGGGTCTACATAAGATACTTTAACTCCTGCTCCGGGTAAGAACTCATGCTTTGCCATAGCTACACCAAGAACCATTAGGTCATAATCATATCTCTTTCTTAAATCTGAGTAATGGTTACTATCAAACAAAGTATTAATAGCTTCTTCTTCAGCTATCTCTATTGCAGGTTTATAATTAATCTGCATATATAATGACATCTCTTCATCTGTAGAAGGAAGCTCATCAGGTGGAATAGTAAATGGGTCGACACCAAAGTTTTGCTGTATGTTAGATAACAAGTCTTTAGCAACCATTTGTCCTTCTACCATATCTTGATACTTGGTTCGTTTAGCCTGAGACATAGCGTCTTGTGCGTAAGCATTAACCTTAAATAGTCTATCTGCCATACCATTAACTACTATATCTACAAACTTAGGAAGTATAGGAACGGGAGTCCAATCTAAATTAAGATATGATAAATCACCATCAACAGCTAATTCATTTTTATATTTACCTATAGGTTGCTCTCCTCGTGCATACAACCTTAACCTATTAAAGTTTGCAAACTGATTATAAAACCTACATTGGTTTCCATCTTTTCTAAACCACTCGTATTGAATTGCTTGTCCTATTTGTAATCCATATTCGTCTGTTGCTTTTTCTGCATCAGATACAAACTGATTTGGAAAGCCTACGTCATTTATATTTATCTTAACTTCTTTCATCACTTAATTAATTCACTGTAAATTCCTTTGTTCCTATACCTTGCAAAGTTAATGCTTATTTTTGACTCTTTTTTCTGAGGCTGATACAAGTGTTTTTGAATAGCCATGATAGCTAGTCCTGAACTTATTGTCGCATCATACTTTGTACGGTTATTAATATCAAACTTTGCCCAATCTTCTAATGTCCTAGTAAATAACATTGACCCCATTTCATCATTAGGTCTATATGTTTCCTCTGTATCTAATCCAACGTGCTTTTCAATATAAGACTCAATAGCTGATGCGTGAGACTGTTTTACATCTTCAGAGGTATTAGGTATCCCTCCTAGTTCTCTTTCAGTCTTAGAGAGCTTATTATAAACTTTATCAGGTCTATTCATTGAGAACCCTCTATAACCTCTGTTCTTAAAATGATATAGTATCCTTGGTTTATTATTCTCTGCAAGTATTGGCATTCCATAAAACACACAAGCCATTAACACTTCTTCAAAAAATATCTCAGCAGTTTGAGGTCTTGCAACATACTGTAAAAAAAATTCATTACTTGGAGCGTGGTCCATGTTGAATTTAGTTACACCATGCAACGCTCCGTTAGAACCACCTCCACCTACTACACCTGATATATCATAAGAGTCACAACCAAATGCACCTATGTGTTCATTGCCGGGATACTTAATTCCATTCTTTACAATTATTTTATTTTGCATCCCCTTATCAGGTGTCCAACTAACAAGAAACCTACCTCGCTTATCAGGACTAAATACAACCTTAGTATCCTTCTCTCCATTCAACCAATGAAAAGAACCTCTCGTTACATGATGGTCTGTTATCAATCCATCATTATAATCTATTTGCTGATATATTTTTGTTAGATTAAATATAGATGCCTTGCTCTCATCTCTAAATGCGTGTGACTCACTGCGAGGAAACTGTCTGTAAAATTCATTCAATGCATCAGGGTCACCCTTTAAAGATTGAACTTCATTCTCCCAATAGTCAATTGCACCAAAGTCAATCATTTCATCATCTACTCCCCTCACTTCTTTACTTGGTGTTCTAAATACAGGGAATCCATATCTATCTATAAAGCCTTCCATGTTCCACTCCATAGGAATAAACAAAGAATACATACCACTCTTTGTCATACCATTGGAGTTTCTTTTCATCACATTGGAACTCTCGTATAGTTTTTTAAAGTTACTTCCTCCTTTATTTAATGCATTAGATGTGGAACCCATCATACACTTCCCAATTATCTTACTACCCAAACGCAAACACGTTTTAGTTACCCTCCAATTATTTAAGATATCATTTGGCTTTAACCACTTACCACTCTCATCATGAACAAGCAGTAATAACTTCTCACCGTCATAAGAGTTGTCATCTGTGTTCTTCCAATCAATAGTGGTATCTAATCCCTCCATCTCTTCTGCTCCTACTTCATGCATGTTCTTCTTGGTAATCTTAGATGCAGGAACCCGGTAAGCTAACTCAGTCTTTGGTCTGTCCATCCCATCTTGAATAGGTTTGAAAAAGAATGGTAAGTGCTGCGATATAGGAACTACCTTATCAGTAAACATCTTCTTTGCATCCGAACCTGTCTTGGATAATATACCTACTCTTGAATCTCTTGCTATGGTTGCAGTATTAACTGCTTCTGCTGACCCCATAAAAGAAAAACCTGAACGTCTTATCTTTAGATACACCATTCCAAAACATCTCTTGTCAGCTTTACATGCTTCCCAATATATAAAAAATATTCTATTGGCTTCTCGGTAATCAGGATATCCTATATCAATCTTAGTCCATTGGAGATACATGTAGTGTGCTCCGGTTATATATGTAGGCGTGTTATTGTTTATAAACCAATAACCATTTTCTCTTCTATTAAATTCCTCCTCAATATAATCAACCCACCTATCCTTAAACTCTCTAGGCATTTCATTCCATTGGAATATAGTGTTGATTCTTTGTAATGACTTAGGATATTCTTCTCTCGTCCAATACGAATTGTCTCGTCTGACGAGACTCTTTGGTGCAGAAGGAAGTGCAATATAAAGTCCACTAATGTATACTATCTCACCTATAGTTCCATCTTTAGATATAATAACTACGTCATGTTCTTTATTATATCCATACTCCCAAGACTTTTTATTGTTATTTTTTTTAACAATAGACTCAGGGATATAATCTTTAATTACTCTGTATAAACTATTTAGACCTTCTTTCTGCAAATCCTTGTTTTGTATCTGTTTTACTTTTTCCTTTACTCTCGTAATCTAATCTTTCTTTCTCTTCATCTATACGCTTTAATATATCAAACGCATCTATGATGGCTAGTTTTTTTGTAGCTGCAGCATTCTTCAATCTATCTGCAGCAAGTTCATCTTCAGGGTCAGGCTTTATTATTTCTTCTTGAGCTACTTTTATTAATTCCTTAACTGCTTTTTTTCCTGCCTCTATTATTTTTAATTTGAGTTGATTTGATTCCATTGTTATCATTTAATATTTTTTGTACCTGTCTTATAAATGCATTTCTTTCTTCAAGACGTATCATAGCAATCTCTTTAATATATGACTCCCTTTCTTCATGCCAAGTCTCACGTTCTCTTGTGGACCTTTCAGATATTTCCTCAATCTTTCTAAGCAACCAACGCTCACGAGTAATGGCATACAGAACCCATATACCTAATACTCCATATTGTGTTAATATCTCAAACGTATCCATTACATTACAAATGTTATATTGTTAGTAAACATTCTATATAAAACTTCTCCATCCACCCTAAACTCATATTCGCTTTCAGGTTGGAATGAAACTTCATCTCCTTCCTCTACACCAAACACTGCTAGTTCTTTATTAATATACTTAACCGTTCCCATCAGTGGTTCGTACTTACCTCTCTTCTTTAAGAAAGAATCTTTTACAGGAAGAGGTTTAATAAAACAATTCCTTCCATGAGCGTTCCACTTCCCATTTTTTTTGTACATATAAAACTGCTCATCTTCAATAAAGAACAAATCATCTTTAAAGAAACTTCTACCACTTTGTCTTCTACCTTTCATGTCGTTATAAAACTTAAAGACATTGTGGTGAACAAGCAAAGTATCTCCCGGCTCTATCTCTCCTTTATAGTTTAAAGGTACAGCTATTACCTCAGCCTCTCTATTAGATGCTGCAACTTCTTCTTCTGAAGTGCTAGTAATAAACTCTAACCCTCCAATCTCTTTGGTATTATTATACCTCTTTCCATTCACAGGTTTAACTATGAACCTATCCGGTGATTGCATTTAATTTTATTTAATTAATAAAGCTGTGGTTGTAATACCACTTACTAATCCCAATCCAAACCAAAAAAACTTTCGGTCATAAAATTTCTTTTCGTCTTTAATAATAATATTTGAAAGACCTAAAGTGTTTACATATGGATTGTCATAGTCTACCATTACAATAGGCTTGGGTCTCTTAAAAAATCCTTGAGACTTTAATCCTATGTTTACGTTCATGGTATTAAATATTTTTAAGCTATCTACTACTACTCCTTCTTTTTTAACTCTACCTCCTATAGCATAGTATTCATCTAGTATACTAAACTTGCGAGGAACTTTAATGGAATGGAAATGTTTTGTAGTATCTACATACACCGTATCATATTTCATTACAATACTATCTTTAGTGTATGGAATAAATATACTGTCAAGCTGTGTGACAGTCTTTACTTTTACGTGACTCTGTAATTTTTTTAATTTAAGATAGGCTACCCACCCATTGTCGATAGCCTGTTTTTGGGTTAAAATGATTTGTTCTTGTTCTGCAAGTAGCTTACCTGTTTCAGTTCTAATTGTATTAAAAGACTGTCCTTCAATAGTTAACTTGTTGACTTGCTTTTCGTAGTGTTTTAACTTTTTGTAATTACTCCATACAGAACACCCACTAATACCTAGCAATAAAATAAGTATTGCTA